TTGGGCCTTTCCGGATCTTGACGTCCGCCACTTGGCCGTACAGCCATTCGAAGTATTGGTCGTCAAGAGTTCCGGAAGCCACTATCTACTCCGGCCGCTCGGTGGTTCCACGATGCCCTGAACATCCCGGCCGTACGACCCGTGATTGCGAACGATTTCCCACTCGAGCTGCAGCTTGGGATTGCGCACATGCACGGTGTTCTCGTCGCTCGACTGTTCTCCGAATCGCAGGTTGTCCGCACCCACGACATCGTCGATCGACTCGATCAGCTGGTCCCTCTCGTCACACAGGGCGCCATCCTGCACGTAGTACACGAGCGTGCCCTGCATGTACCCCGACTCTTCGTTCACGAACTCGTCCTGCGAAATGATCACAGGCTTGTCGAAGAAGTTCTGAACATGGGGTTCGACCGGCGGTGGCGTGAAGTCCACCCGCGGACCCTCGGATTCCTCCGGGGGGTTGTCCTCGACGTAGGACTTCACGATCTTGTGGTAAGCGACACGCTCAGGAGTCGTCGAAGCGGGAGACTCCGGCGATTCCTGTTCCGCGGACACCATCGCCGCCAGCGCTTCCTCCGGCGTGTCGAAAGGCTGCTTAGCCTGCGAGTAGAACACCCGCATACCAGCAGTCTCCCTCAAGATACGCTCTTCGAAGTGCAGCGTCAGACGCCGTTCCGCGACCTTGTAGCCGACTACTGCGCCAGCCCCCGCCGAGATGAGGCTGGCAGCAGTCACAGTCAAAAGGAGCTTCATCGTCCTTGCCCCTTCAGACCGGCAGGTGGTCGGCGCTCTTGTCGAGCAGGTTGTAGATCACGCCGTTGACGTTGAAGTCCAGCAGGATCGACGCCTCGTCGCCGTTCACGAAGTCGCGCACTCGGTCGTTGCTCTTGTCGTCGAAGATCCCGAAGTCGATGTAGTCGTCGCCGGGACCACCGAGCACCCAGCCCACGACGGCGCCGGCGCTGGTGTGCGGGATACCGAGAGCCTCGTAGACCTCGTTCAGGAACACGTGGCCGCGAGCCTCCAGCAGCTGGTTGAAGTAGTTCTGCTGAGCCTGCAGGAAGATCCGGTTGTACTCCGGGTTCGTGCGCCAGTCCTTGCACAGCTGGTCGAAGAACTTCGCGTACAGCGACGGCCCTTCGGCGCGCTTGTGCGTGACTGTCTTCGTCTTGCCGTCCTTGCCCTCGACGGCCTCCTGGATCTCCCGCACGCCGTGGCGGAACTCGCGGTCCTGCTCCTCGCCGAGCTGCTCACGGACCCGGCTGCGGTACTTCTCGAACGCCTGGTCGACGCTGGCGTACGCCGCGGTCAGGGACGCGTTGCGCTTGTTCAGAGTGACGTGCGAGCCGGTCAGCAGCCCCACCGACAGCATCATCAGGCCAGCGGCCGGCGCGTAGAGCTTGGTGACCGTGAGAATCGTCTTGATTCGCAGAACCATCTCGTTCCGCGCGTAGACCTTCTCGTTGTGGTCGTGCTCGAGACCGTTCGCCGTGTCCATCTTGTACTCGTCGAGCAGCTCCTCGTTGCGCATCTTGAGCTTCTCGATCGGCTCGAGGGTCTCGCTGAGCTTCATGGTCGCGCGGCACGCGAGAACGGTGGCGCCCACGACGCCCACGACGCCCACGCCGAACATGATCTGGGGCGACGTCTTCTGCAGGTGCAGCAGCGGTCGGCCGAACCTGTTGGCCACCGCGGTCGGAAGAACCTTCATCATCTGTCCTTGTCTGTTCAGTCGAGGGGTGTGGGGTCGGGAAGAATCAGGGTGTAGCCATCACGGACTCGGCGAACGTCGCTACCGTTGAGACTGGTCCAACCCCATTTCTCGTCCATGTAGCTGGTCGACCATCCGACCAGGCTGTACAGGTCTCGCAGGCTCACGAACTCGTAGCCCTCGAGCAGCTTGTACATGTTGTTGAGCACGGTTTCGCCCTCGATGCGCGTTGCGAACAACATGTCATCGATCGGCTTGGCCGCCACGGATGCATTCGGCTGGCGACCCATCGTATGGCGCCCAACGGGATTGTTTCCCCGTTCGCCATACCGCGTGTAGTTCGTCGGTCCTGGCGAGACGGACGGTCGATAACCGCTCGGCCTGCTTCGTGGCCGACTCTCGCCGTACAACATCTTCTCGATGTACGTGCTGACCAATTCATTGGCCATGTCCTTGGCCTGAGGAATCAGGACCTCTTGGACCACGTACTGGACGACGGTCTTGTTGTCCCCGCCGATGAAAATATCACGAATCCGCCGACCGAGAGGCTTCTTCCGCGATGCGACTTCACCGGTGACGACCTTCTCCACAATCTTCTCGGGCGGAGGCTTCGAGGCGCCCGTCGGCGGCCTTCCCGGAATCTCGCTCATGGTCCTCATTTCTGCGAAAACCTTGAGCCCTTGTAGGGGCTCGCGGGTTTGTCAGTCCTCGGATTCGGTAGTGTTCTGTCGGTTCCTGATGTTCTTGAAGAGGTCGATCATCTCGTCGATCTGCTTGTCGGTGTAGTCGCCGGCGATTTCACCCACAGCCGCACCAATCGCAAAGCTGGCACTCGTCACCATCACCTTGTTGGGGATGGTTTCGGTGTCGACGTTGTTCTTGATGAGGTCGTGGACGATCTTGGCGGTACCCGCAGCGACGACGTACTTCACGGTCTTCTTGACAGCAGTCAACACGTTCATGGCAGTTCCTTAGTCGTAGGGTCTCATTATAGACCCTGTAAATCTTGCGAATTACTGATCGAGGTATTCCCCGATGGAGTACGTGCGCAAGTCCTCGCCGCGCCGGATCGTGTAGTTCTTCTGCGACTCCTCGACGATAGCGCCAGCGATCTCGCGCATCTGGTCCGGCACGCAGTTGAAGACCAGAACATCGTCCTTGTCAAACATGGCGTCCAAGTACATATTCACCTCCTTCATCGGTCGTATTGGTGTGGGAAAGCAGAGGGCACACGCTCGAGGTCACAATTGTCGTTTAAGATTCGCGTTGGAAAAGGTGTGAGACCAGGCACCTCGCGAATCCCCTCACCCGTGGATCAGGCGCCGAACACCTTGGCGTAGATCGCCTTCTGCTGCTCCGGTGTCAGCTTCGCGAACTCCTGCGGCGTGGGCCGACGGTTCTCCTTCTCCCAGGCCGGACGGTTGTCCTCGACGACCGCGGCGCCGTTCATCAGAGCCGCCATTTCGGCGTTGGTCTCGACCTCGGCCCGGAACTTCTCCTGGACCTCCTTGGGCATGAGGCCCTCCAGGAACTCGATGCCGGCCGAGGTCTTCGTGACGAAGGTCCACAGCAGCTCGTCGATGGCCGGGGACTCCATCACGGACTTCTTGGCCTCAGGAGTCTTGATGAAGTTCGCGCCGTCCTCGGAGCGCACACCCGCGGCGAGCTCGATGATCTCCCGGTACGTCTCGATCAGCACCTTGAAGTTCATCGTCTGCGCAGCCTGCATGAGCCGGGCGTGCCACTTCTCCAGCTCGAGCTGGAGCTGCGCGATCTCGAGCTTCGTCAGGTGGAAGTAGAAATCCTGGGTGTGCTCGACCTCGTTGAGGTCCTTCCACGTGAGCGTCTGCTTGATCATGATTCTCCTACATGCAGCGGTCGAAACCGCGAACGGGGGCGGTACGGAACTCGATGGAAATGGCGGGCTTGTCGTCGACGATCGTGGGCGTGTACTTCACTTCCAAGAGCTGGTCGGAATTCCACCCCACCTCGTCGGAGAAAATCGTGCCGCTCAGACCGATCTTCTCGTAGAACTCCGTGAGCGACGCGTGGTAGAAATTGTTGACCTGGTGGTTGATCTCGTTGACGGCCTTCTCGACCCTGGCGTATTCCTGCTTGAACACGCGGCCGCTCAGCGCGTCTTCGAACAACACTTCGGACCCGACCACGATGATCGTGCCGACACCACCGTTCTTCTCGATACGCTCCGCCGCGAGCTCGGAACGCATCTTCTCTTCCTTCTGCTTGCCGAGAGTCTCGACGACCTTCTTCTTGTAGCCCTCGGCCAACTCCTCGGAGAGCTTGAACGCCGCCGTGATGGCAGCAGTACGTCGCGCGCCGATACTGTTCGCGGCGATGATGCAGGTCGCAGTTCCCGCCAGCACGACCGCGCTGGGGATGAACTCTTTCCAGTACGTCTTGACGAGGTGCGCGTTCGACAGCAGTTCGTCGTCGGGCTCCCCGCTGAGGCTGATCTCTTCGTGGAACTGCGTGCTGGCGTCCAGACCCACACGAAACGCAGCGCGGCCGGTCAGCACTGCGGACGTGACGGCTCCGGCGACACCGAGACCCGTGAGGATCCCGGTCGAATTGTTGACGACGAATCGCTCCGCCGCTTTGGCGATCAACTTCACGTTCATGGTCTCATATTCCTTACTGGTAGTGATGTCCGCCGAAAACCAATGCGATGACGGGGATCACAATACCGATCATGGCTGCGATGACCAACGCGATGCAAATGGCCACCCAGACTGGAACCTTGATGACAGCACCCCTCGCGTGTCTAGACATGGTGTAGCTCGATCTGGCGCGAAACTCCCATCATCGTCATCGTGTAGGAGATCGTGCGGTCCCCCACGGTGAACTCCTTGGTGTTGCTCTGCGAGAGCAGCGCGACGGTGTTGTCGGCGACGGAGCCCACGTTGGTTCCGACCGGCGCCAGGTTGTCGAACGACCCGCGCCAGTACGTGATGGTCGTGCCCTCGTTCGTCATGGTGACCACGATCGTCTTGCCCTCGATGGACGCGCGGATGTCGACACCGTTGCTCTCGCCCACATAGGCGCCGTCTAGCGTGGTGGCCTCGACGGGCACGGCCGCCTGATGGGGCTGGGCGGCGCCGGCGTTCTCGAAGCTGCTGTGGCCGTCCGGGCCCAGCGAGAAGACGTACAGCATGGCCAGAACAGCCGCGACGATCGAACCGCCGACCAGGACCGGCCAGAACTTCTTCAGTGCGTTGAGCATGATATTCCCCGTTTCTGTGAGTTGGTTGACCCTACGAAAAAACCTAAGCCCCTGTGCGGGGCTAGGCGGTTGATCTACTTGTCATCGGCCTTGAGGGCATTCACAGCGATCTGGCAGGCGGCGTTCAGCACAATCAGCGCGCCAACGCCGATCGCCGCAACGACGAGGGTCTCCTTGATCATTCCGCCTGCGATCTTAGCGATCTCAGCGGGGTCGGTCGTGGAGTCCTCAGCGTCGGGCGTAGCGTTCTTGGGCTTCTTGGTGAGCGTCACCTGCAGAGCGTGCTTCGCAAACATGGCTCATCCTTTCGTAGGGTCTCATTATAAGCCATGTAAATCTTGCGAATTCACTTACCGAAGATCTGGACGAATCCCCAGACGACGGTGCTGATGATCAAGAGAACAGTTCCGCAGACGATGCACAGAGCTTTCAAATCGCTGTCCATTACACTCCTTATTTGTGATGACATGCCAGCCATATTACTGCCGCCAGCACAAAGCCCAAGCCGATCAACCATGTGACCAGAATGGCAATAGCTAACTTCATGTCGCTCATGAGCCCTGCACCGTACGGACGATATTCGCCCCGAGCAGCACGATCAGCAGACCGATAATCAGAATATCGATCCACTCGAGTCTGGGCTGCTTCATGCAGGAACAATCTTGGAGAGGAAATATGTCCACAGCAGGAGGACCGCCGTGACGATGACGATCCAAAAAATGATTCTGCCCAGCATGATCCCTCCAAAAACTTTGAGCCCGTGTTATGGGGCTCGCAGTTTTGATTCTCGTGGGTTGGTCAGTCCTCGGTCGAGCAGAGGTTCTCGGCGGCCTCCTTGCGGGCCTTGCGCTGGTCCATCTTCTTGGCGACGAACGTTCCGGCTGCGGTGGCAGCGGCGCTCGCGACAGAAGTGGCAACAACGTTCACCAGCAGGGCGGCGACGAGAGCTTTCTTGTCAGACATGGGAGTTTCCTTTCATCGAGTCTCATTATAGGCCTTGTAAAACTTGCGAATGAAAAATATAGGCCCTGTAGAAATCCCGAAAAACCTCAAGACGTGTTTTCGGGTCACACGCCTTGAGGCTTCGAGATGATGTCAGTAGAGCTTGTCAGACGATCTTGCGGACCAGTCCAAATGCCTTCGTGGCGATCACGTGAACGCGCTCGTGCTGCAGCACCAGGAGGAGTCCGACGACGTGCGTGGCAGCTGCCACGACCGCATCCTTGCTGATTCGGTTCTTGTTACGGAGCTCGATCATCTTGCATGCGGCCGCGATCATCTTGTCACGGTTGTCGTCGAAACCATCCTGTTCGCTGGACAGCCTGAGCACGTTCAAGATCTCGCCCTCGAGGGCCTTCTGGATCGGGTCTTCGGGTCGCTTGAACATGGCTTATCCTTTCGTTGGTCTCACTATAAGCCATGTAAATGTTGCGATTACTCGAGTGTCTGTTCGCGCTTCACGTTCAGCGTCACCTGGCCGCCGTCCTTGAAGACGGGGTTCTCCTTGGTTCCTTCGATCCGCAAGCCATCCGCGGTCCCGTCGGGGGCCTGCGTGACGATGAGATCACCCAGAGTGTTCTGGATCTGGTAGTTCTTCGAGCTCTGCTTGACCAGGGCGCCCAGGAAGGTGTCGAATGCGCCCACGACGGCCGCCACCACCTGAGCCGGATCCCAGTGCAGGATCAAGCCCAGAGTGATGACGAAGGTCGTGAACGCCGGGAGGACCACCAAGGCCATCCATCTGATGAAACCGTAGACCTTCGGCGGCAGAGTGAAACCCGTGTCATCCACTGCGTCTTCGTCCTCTCTCTAATAGACGTACGCGTTCTTTGAGCAAAGCATTTTCTGCTTCAAGGACTTGAACTTGATCTTGAAGTTTCTTGATTTCAGCTTCCTGACGGTTGATGGTCTCGATATCCATCTTCCGCGCTCTATTGTAGGCCTCAGTCTCGGCTTGCGTCCGAGTATTGGCCATGCTGGCTTCGGCGCTTGCTTGCGCTGCCTTTTTGGCGGACCTACCTGACAACCATGCAGAAATGACACCGATCGCCGCAACGATCGAGCCACCTAGCCAGCTAAGATCCCCCACCACTGATCACCGCCGTTCTGTCCGGGTTCAACAAACCAGAAATGGCCCACCACATGAAGGCAAGCAATCCCCACAGTATCACACCGGACAAATTGGCTGTCATCTTGTAGAACACGAGTCCCAGCAAGTATGTAGCAGACCAGGCCGCGGAGAGACCTGCGAGAAGCATGTAACCCCAGGCTTCAGACACAGGGGGCCATCTGGAAGAAATCATTGCGCCGAATCCCGACGCCAGAAATACTCCGCCCCATACTTGCAGCGGAGCAATCTGGGTCAAGACCAGCAAAGCGATGTCCCGGAGAGGGTTAGCAGGACCGAATGCGTACACCCAACCGATGATGCAATACAGAATGCCGGCTACCATGAGAATGGTGCTGTGGCGCTTCCACGGTCGTAACCCCCAGAACTTGTCCCTGAGGGTCAGTTTGTGGTTTTCTTCCACAGCCCTTGACTCTTCACCCATGGTTCAGCCACCTTCCATACTCCTCCGACCCGCACGAACGGAACGGCGCGTTTCCACTGTCCACCCGAGAGCACCCGGGCGCCAGCAACCAGCACTACTTGAGTTGAATCCGAATAGGGACCCCACCCAACCGAATTTCGACTGCGTCCCCAAATATAGTACGTGCCACCCGGAGACAAGCCCGACAGGGTAAAGATGCCAGACGGGTCACTAACCCACGTCGTCGGGGCGGAAGGGTTGGTTCCATATCCGAGCTGCCGCTCCAAGGTTGGCGGATTATTCGGGTTCTCGTCGAACAGATATTCCACTTGCATCGATGTCTGGGCCACATTCAACAATGCAGCCGCTGCGGGAGCCTTCGGAACCGTCCAGGTGACCCCTTCGGCTCGCTCAGACCAATCACCCCAACCGACAGAGTTGTGGCCTCGAGCCCAGAAGTAGATCAGATCGCCGGAGCTGAAACCGCCGATGTCCGAGGTACCATTGGAGTCGACGTAGTTTGTCGGTCCATTCGGGACACTGTACGCGATCTGCCACGTGTCCACAGTGGATCCACCATCGCCATTGCCCGTGAAGACAACGTGAAATGCGCTGGTGGACGTCGGAGTGACCTGCGGCTTGTTCGGCGGAGGTGGGACGGTAGATCGAGATATGAACTGATCGAAGTTGGTAGTGGGCCACCCAAGACCGGCGCCCTCAATGGTGAAGCGAACCGTCTGGCTGGCGCCGACATTGACATGGTCGAAATATTGCCAATTGCCGCCCCGCAGAAGTCTGAACTTCTGCCGAACATAATTGCCGTTGGCGTTATACGACCACCATTGGTCGTTGTTCCACGTATCCGGACCGGTCTTGAACCAGAATTCGACAGAATATCCCAGATCTCGGATCATCATCGTCGACGATCCACCAATGCCCAGCGTGTAGTCGGTCATGGCAAGATCTTGAAGTAGATGTCGCCGTCCACGCCACCGACGGGGTCAGCCGTACCTGAACTGATACCCGCGGCCGTTCGAGCGGCCGGCTTCGACGTGGGGATCATAGCCAGAAGAGCCGCGATCTCATCACGTGTGCGGTTGATCTCTTGGGCACCGTACTTGACCTTGCCGGCCTCTCCAGTATCCGGGACCAACGGATAGCCCGCGGCTGCTGCCAAATCGCCAATGGCCACGATGGCCTCCTTTCTACTGAGTAGCCCAGTACTCGCCAGAACCCATCGCCGACCACTCGATGTCGTACTTCCACGAGGCCCACGTACCCGGAGTCACGAAATCCTTGATGACCAACGACGGGTACGTCGCATATCCGGCTTGGTCGTTTTTGAAGATCTGTTCGACCACACGCATATATGCGATACCGCCGTCGTCACCGCGGACCTCGACAATATCCCCGAGATTGTAGTCTCGTTCGTAGAGAAATCCGCTGTTCTGCGCGACTTCTCCGTCGTACACATTGAGTGTTTGAGACCGCCCCAGTTCTGCCTGCCCCAACTGAGTCAAATATGCCGGAACGTCCACCAGCGCCATCCCGTCGGGGATTTGCGTGATGGTCACCATCTTCGTCTTCTGTTGGAAACCTCCGCCGGACAGGGAGAGATCCGGCGCAGTGACATATTGACTGATGATCGCATCGTCGTTGCTGGCGTCTTTGTAACTGTAGATCATCCACACGGCATTGTAGTACGTCGACTTGTCCGTGATGTTTGTCGTGTCGATCAAGTTCGCCATGTCGTGCGAGAATATGACCGGCGTGTACGTCGATTGACGCGTCGTACGGTCACAGCCTTGAACCGCTTCGAAATACAACTTCGAGGCGTTCGGATCCTTGTAGAAACGAAAACCGACCTCGTACGCCGTTGTCAAGGTTTGCAACGCCGCATACAGATTCATCGGCTTGATGGACCATTGGAAGTCCGAAGGGTACGTCACCGAAATATTCTCTGCGGGGTACAACGACGGAGTAGTACTGGGTTGCAGAAAGGGAAACACATCACCCGTTTGTAGGGGGTTGTTGTAGCACACTTCGAAGAAGTAGTACTCAATCAACTCAGGCGGGGCGGCATAAATCGTGTCCCACGATGTCGAGATCTGGCCTGTGGCAATACTCATACGAGCTGCCACGCGCCTTTCGAGTTCGGAATTCAAACACCGCCCAGTGATCTTGAGGGCATTTCCTTCCTCGATCTTGTCGACCTCTTCGACCTTCTCGATGATCATGACCCGCTTGGATTGCGGGATCGACAACATCGCATCCGGCACGAAGCGGCGCCGGTTATTCGGCGTTGCCAGAGTCTCGAGTATGAAATCCCCCATCGTGGACCAGCGTTCCGTCCACACGAACGAAATATACTGGTCCACGACGTCAATGGGACGGAGCAGCGCGTCCAGAATGAAGATATCCATCACAGACCTCCATACCGGACCACGTATTCCAAAACATACGGGATAGGATCCCCCGGAGCAAAAATGCGGAAATTGTTGTTGCCCGGAAACAGCTGGATCCAGCTCGATTGTGCAGAGCGCCCATAGAGCAGCGAACTCGATACCCCGGCTCGAGTGAGGGTAATGCCCTTGGCTCCCTGCAACGAGCTGATCACCAACACATCCCCGGCCAACAACGAGGCCGTGAAGTCCAACTGGCGGATGGTGCCGCTTTCATCCGATGCGTAGATCGAGAGATCGGACACCGCGCGATTCACATTGAGTGTCACCACGGTGTCCGTCTCGACGTTGCCCGGATAAGAAATGACGGTGTTGGTCGTGTCGGCCACAGTTGAACCCGCAAGATCCACGATCCGAGGATCAGTGAAATCAGGCATGTAGCACATGATCGACACACCGATTGTTGGCTGCTGGACGAACAACGGCGCCGGCATTTTCTCTACGACGCCGTTGATGTCCACGTACAGCCCCGTGTCTTGATAGAACCGTAGCTTGAGCTGGCTCTTCGGCATGAAATATGCGTACAGAGCCTGCCGCAGTTCCGTGTACGTATGGGTATCCGGATCCAAGTCAAGCTTGAGAACGATGTTGCGCGGCCCACGCTTGGCCGACTGGTAGACCGCGCCATCGATTCCGGCATATTCGGACGAGATGAGGGTAGCATCCACGGGGTCGAGACCGTCGATATCGGCCACCACGTATTCGCTGTCATCGTCCATCAGCGGAAACTCGAACACATTTCCGCGGCTGTTGGTGACCTCAAGCCTCGTGAGCACTAGCTACCCTCCCTCGTCACGGATACAAGATTCTTGGTCTGACGGTAGATATCCGCCGTAGACAGAGCCTTCGGCGAGTAGTTGTTCTGGGTGTAACTGTACGTGGCGCCAGAGCCGGTCGTCCCGTCCGTGGTATCCGTCGTGTCGCGGTTACTCTCGAAACCGCTATTGGCACTCTGGGCACTAGACCGGGTCGAACTCACAGTAATGGGCTGGGAACCGAAAATATCGCCGATGGACGACGCGCCTCGTTGCACCTCGGACAGATCCAACACCGGAGTGATGGTGGGGGTGAAATCATCCAATTCCGTTCCGAGAGCAGCAGCGAGCCCAGTCAAGGGCTTCATCATGCTGGTCAGTGTGTCTTCGGCAACGCTTCCTGCCGCATTCGCCATCAAATGACCGTACTTGTCGAAGCCGACCACACCGCCGCGCACAATCATCTCAGACAACCAAATCGCTTCCTTCGCCGGAGAATTCACGCCGAAGAAGTGCAGCACGGTGTTCCATGCGTCCTTGGCCATCTGCAACAGCTTGCCGCCGACACGGCTGGCGAAGGTGCCCAGACCGTTGACGGTGCCCTGGATGATCGCCTCCGCAAGGTTTGCACCCGCGGCGCCCATTTCCGGACCGCCGGAGCGGATCGTTTGGGCAAGGCTGTTGATGAAGTTGATCGCGGTGTCCTTGGCTGCCTGAGCAACCTTGGCCGCATTCTGCCCAATCCCTTGGATGAACGCAATCACGATATTCGTGCCTGCGTCGATCATATCCTTGAGATGCGCGGCAATACCATTCAAGAAAGCGACAAGGATCTTCGAACCCGAGTCCACCATCGACGGCGTGTGTTCTGCGATGACCTGCAGAAGCCTGTCGAGGAGCTGGTAAATCGTGTCGACGACCTTGGGAACGACGTTCTGGATCGCATTGAGCAGCGAATCCATGACTGCAGTCATGGCGTCGAGCATCTTGGGTGCTGCTTGTGCAACAGTCAGCGTGAATGCCACTAGGCCCAGCGCCAACTGCGTAGCCACGTACGGGATCGTGGCAGCAAGCCCCAGAATCGCCGCGATGGTGACGGCAATGGCCGCAGCACCGACAGTTGCCAGAATCGACAAACCCGTGGCGAATGCCAGCACACCGACACCCGCCAGAGCAATGCCAGCACCCAGCAACGTCACAGCGGCGCCCAGCGCGACTATGACTACGACCACCGGAGCCAGCACCACGCCCGCTGCGCCCAGGATCACAAATATGCCTGCAAGACCAACAAGTCCAGCGATGATGTCGGCCCAGCTCATCCCGCCCAATTCCTTGAACACCGGAATCAAGAGAGCGAGCGAAGCGGCAGCCACCGCCAGAGCCAATGAACCAGGCAGAGTGCCGTCCATGACCACCAATGCCGCGGCAATGATGATCAATGAACCCGCCAAGGTCACCAGCCCCTTGGCAATCTCTTCCCAACTCATCTTGGCCATCTTGCCGAGAACATTCCCGACAATCTCCAGCGAGGCCGCGGTCACGAGGACGGCGGCAGCACTGAAGATGGCGCCTTGCGGGAGCAGAGCCAATGCCGTACTGATGGCAAAGATCGAACCGCCGAGTACAGTGAGCCCCCGACCAATCTCGTCCCACTGCAGAGCCGACATCTTCTTGACGGCATCGGCGATGATCTCGAGTGCAGCACTGACGATCAGGATTCCCGTGGCCTTGAAGACCGCTCCCTGAGGAAGCAGATTCATGGCACCGGTCAGAATCCCTAGCCCACCGGCCACACCGGCGAGACCCTTGGCCATACTCTTCAGGTCGAACTTGGCGAAATCACCCACAGCCGCTGCGAGAATCCGCAAGCCGGTTGCAAGCAAGATGATTCCGGCGCCTTGGAGAATTCCGCCCTTGTCTGCTTCCGCGAACTTGGTGAAGAGCGTCAAGGCCGCGAGAAGAACGCCCACGCCGACCAAGCCCTTGGCAAGGGATTCCCAGTCCATGGTTCCGAGTGCTTCGACCGAAGACACCAGCACTCGGATCGCACCAGCCATAAGAATCAATGCGGCGCCACTACGGATCATGCCCGGAGCAGCGGCATCCATTCCCTTGCTGACGAGAATCAAATCTCCCAGCAGGACCGTGACTGCGATGAGGCCCTTGCTCAATTCATTGAACGGCATCTTGCCCAGCGTGGAAACAGCAATCGACAGAACGTCAATCGCCGCAGCGAGCAAGATCAATCCGGCAGCAAGTACTCCTATTTTGAGCGCCGAGCCGGTGGACGTGATTTTGTTGAACGCGAAGAACGCTGCGCCAAGTTGAGTGAACAACCCAGCAATAGCAACAGAGCCTCGCGTCAACCCTGCCGCATCGATCTTGGACAAACCGATCAACGACAGTGTCAAGACACCAACAGCAACGGCAATGCCCAGCAAAGCCGCGGCGTTCAGGGAGTTCTGCATCCCCTTGAGAGCGCCAGTGAAGCCCTCAAGAGCCTCAGTGATTCCCTTGAACAAACCGCCGCCATCACTGAAGATGCCGGTTGCCTTCTTGACGAATCCCTTGAGCTGCAGGATCAGCGCAGCGAAGACTCCGGTCCCAATGGCTTTGAGAATCGAATCGAAGTCAAGACCGCCACTGAACACGCCGGCTATGGCTTGGCCGACGCCCTTGGCCCACTGGATGAAAGCTCGAGTTTCTTCATTGATCTTGTTGGCGACTTCCTGGAACACCTCACCGAGATGTGTCCAGAAGCGCTCGATCTTTTGCCCCAGTTCCTGCAGCGGGGTCAGGACCTGAGTCATTCCGCCAACGGAACTCTTGAGAGCGTCTCCGCCCTTGTTGGCGTTCTTGAACAGCTCACTCAGAACACTGGACAGTGCTTTGAACAACGCGATCGGAACCGCGAGGATCTTCTCAAGTCCATCGAAGAACTTGGTGAAACCTTGGCCGTCCTGAATGGCCTTGCGCAGCGCGACGAGGAAGTCTCCGACTCTCGCCGTGAACTTGAGAAATCCTCCGGAGCCTTCTGTCAGCTTGCCTATCAGATCGCCGATGAACCTGGCGCCGGCCTTGATCAGATCCCAGCCGATCCCCAAGATCGAAAACAATCCGGCAAAAGTCCTCCGGAGCTCATCGCCAGTTTCAGCTCCTATTTTGAGCCTGGCCATGAAGTCGCGGAATGCGTTCGAAATGTTGACGAGATCGCGCGCTGTCGTCGGCGGAAAGACTTGACTGAATGCGTCGCCTAGTGGCTTCAGGAACGATTGCAGAGCTCGGAAGGCATTGACAATACCGTCAATGACGGCCTGACGCCCTCCGAGATCCGCCCAGCCTTGAAGCAGGCTATTGAAAGCCTTGAACGAATTCTGGATGATGCCGCCAAGCTCATTGTTCACACCCGTGAACAAATCCTTGGCCTGATCGAAGTTGCCGAACACAATCTGCCAAGCCTGAGCCCATCCAGAACCCACGGCTTCACGCAGAGTGTCGAGCAACTGAGACATGGTCTTGACCTTGGTGGCAGCATCCACCGCGGTCCGGGCCATCTCCTGAATGCCCTTGATTTGCTCCTTGGTGTAACCCATGGACTTGAGCTGATCGTCCGTGAGCTCACCAGTGAACTTGCTCAGCGTCTCGGTCAAGACCTGGCCGGTCAACCAGCCCTTCTGCAGGCTGAGTCGGAACGACCCTTCGTCCTTGATGATCTTATCGACCGCGATGCCGTGCACTCGCGCGGTTTCAATCAGGGCATCCTGGAAGACCTTGCCGCCCATGCCGGCGTTGACAACACTGTTCCAGTCCTCAAGCGTGACCTTGCCCGCGGCAAGCGCCTGAGAAAGCTGATACATGGCCGTCGATGCCTGTTGGGCATTCGAACCCGAAATCGCAGCCAGATTCGCAATACCCTTGATCGCCTGTGTGGCAACATCCAACGTCACACCGGCAGCCGTGAAGGTGCCGATGTTCCGGGTCATCTCACTGAAGTTGTAGATCGTTTGGTCGGAGTAATGATTCAGATCATTCAGCGCGGCATTGACTTTGGCCAATCCATCGGCGCCCTTGAGCCCCGTGTTGGCCAGAATGGTCTGAATCGACCCCAGTTGTGTTTCGTATTCACTGAAACCGTCGATCAGCGGTTGAATCGTCAGCGATTTCGCCAGGCTGAGGCCAGCATCGACTGCTCTATTGACAATATTCGACAGCGCCGTGATCGCCGCTACCTGTAGGGCACTGAACTTCGCCGCGAGCGCGGAAACTTGACCTTGCGGCTGTGAAGTGTCGATCTTGTTGAGATTGTTGCTGACATCATTGAGACCCTGCGAGGCGCCCTCAAGCTTGAGAGCCTTGTTGAGAGCCTGCAGCAGTGACATCAGGTTCGTAGCGCCACTGGAGAAAGATTGACTGTCCAGAGTCATACGAACAATGCGCTCTTCAATATTGCTCATGCTGAAGTCACCGCCTTCCACACAGTGTCTCGGATGCTATCAAATATGGGTCGCATCGCAGGATTGATGTAGTCCCGTCCCGCGATATAACCGCCGGTTCCCGTTCCATGACCGTACTGAATCATCAGCGCGACCGGGAAACCGTTTTCCACATCGGAGTTTGTCCATCCGATGAGCACTTTTCCTGCAGAATGCTCGATCTTGTAACCCCACGAATTCGCTGCCAAGCCGGAGTCCCTGGGAGTGGCTGCAATCAGAGCATTCACACCCTTCTGAGCTTCCGCCTCACAGATCTTAGCGATTGTGGAGTCGATTTTCTGCATTTGCTGCAGGAATTTCAGCGTCTTGCTGAAATCGCCCGAGGACGACACGGAGAACACAAGGCCTCCTAGTCACTCAGGCGGGTGATGACAAGGTCGCACCGGTTACCGAATGTTCCATCGGCCTCATCAGTGGAGTTGGCCGACAGTGGCTGATAAGCCGCGCCGATAGTGTCGCCAGCCGAGAAACGGCGTTGTACAACCGCAGCACCTGCGGCCAGAGCTGGCGCATTGCAGTACTTCGTGGCGCCTGTAGTCGTATTGTCATTGACCATCTTCACGATGTACAAAGCCGCGGTCACGCTGCCGGTTGTGGGCAGGTTAGCCTGTACCAGATATTCACCGTCTTTGTTGATGGTGACTCGACGAGCTGTGGCCAGACCGTTAGCGGGCATCGTGAACCACTCGTGATCCGGATTCCAGACATCCGCGCTGGTCGTGTCTTCGTTAGTCCACGGGATCGGAGTTTCAGCGTTTTGCGTGTACGTCGTACCGCTGCCCGTCTTGTACACACGGCACTTTGGCAAACGCTTGTGCGCGTTCCGACCGAGCCCCATCCACGTGTTCGTCGCAGTCTTGACCAGACGAACGGCGCCATATCCGGGATATGCGATGTAGGAACCGTTCAACGTCACGCCAGCAGCACCGACAATCTTGCTGCCCCCGACTCCAATCGACAGCACCTCGATCACAGAGCCGACCGGAAATGCAACGGTGGTATTCGCCGGGATCGTCACAACCACATTGGTGGTCAGAGACGAATTGTTGACAGCCACGATTTTGGACTGATCGCTCAGAGCCAACGTCACCGCAGCCGTCACTGTCTGCGAAATGGTCGTCAAGACCAACGCAGCCTGTACGGCGTCCAGCTGCGACTTCTGGATCAGATCGTCTGACGCCGTACCAGCCGCAGCTTTCGCACGTCCGTCACTAAGTCGCTTGAGGAACTTGTCCGGAGTTGCTGCCGTATCACCGTCCGTGTACTTGACCAGACTGCTGACACTAACACCGCCAAGAAGCGCCGAATTGGCGGCGGTGCCAAGAATAGGCAGATAATCGCTCGAGAAAGCCACCGGGAGGTCGACCCAGTGACTCGTGCCGTTCCCGATCTTGATGATTCCGGTATCCGTCGTGACACCCAGCTCACCTGCTCCCAGAACGACGTTGCTGGTGGCCCAGTTGGCGGCAGTGTCACGCCGTTGCTTCATCTGTGTGCCGACTGCCATTACGCTGTACCTCCGTCAATGATCGCGTCGACTGCGGTTGTGGGCCCACCGGCGTCGTACGTCACGAATACCGGTGTCAACGGCGATCCGGCGTCATAGACGGTGTCCGAGTAGGAATCGAACATGAAGAACAGTTCATCCGGTGCCGGAAGACTCGAATCGGTCGTGTCTGTACCGTAGATGATGTCTTCGAGATCCGACAACAGTCCTGAGGGAATATCCCGACTGTCGATGTAGAAATGAGCAGTGGGACGGTACCCGCTGACCGCTACCCCGCGAGACGTGATCTTCCAGTTGAACGTTAGAGGCTCAACCTGGTCACTCAACGACTTGTAGGATCGATCAGAAGGTTCGGCGGTGAGATTGTAGAGGAAATGCAACTTGTACCCGCTGTCGATTCCCTCAAGATCATCGCCGATCTTGGTGCGATACACCATGCTGAACGGCTTTCGCCGTTGCTTGGTAATACGCAAACCATTGTCAGCCCGAGCAGTGCCATCACAGCGCTCGAATTCCGTGGGGTAGGTATAGGCTTCGAGCGTCCCCTCAAACTCTTCAGGCGTTGTTCGATTGCTGATCTTGACGCCATCAAGATACCTGGGTGAAGATTCGCCGCCAGACTGATTGTGACTGAAACCGACCAAACCATTCCACGGGACACCGGCGTTGTCACCGATGAACAGCACGCCTCGATCGGCGCCTGCCTCGAAGAAGCGTTCGCCGGTTCGATCCCAGTCCAGTCTCGTCATCGCACCTCCTTACCCAGTCGTGTTGAATTGCTTCAGGCGTCGACGATTCTCTTCCCTGCGCTGCGCAGCGGTTCTCTTTTGCGCAGGGGCGTTCTTGAGATTGATCACTCGAATCAAGGTGATCAATCGGTTCAAATGCCAGTGCTGAAACTCCACCGGGATGTTCAACGAGATCATCCAGTAGTAGATCAGCTCCGTCGTGATGATTTCCCGAGACGGAGGAGCATTCGGATCCTGCCGAAGCGTAGTTGCCGTGGCCTCATCGATGATGTAGGCCTGAATCTCGCTGAGATGTCCTTCAACGAGTTTCTGGAAAACCTCCGGAGGCAAGTCAGGGGTAAGAATCATGCACCGGATGTAGGAAATCGTCTGGTCGGAAGTCTTCTCTTTCTTGGAGAGAAAAGCTTCCTTCCAGATTGACTCCCATTTTGACGCGGAGACCAAGGAATGCTCGAGCGTGACCTTGCACGACTCCGCCGGAAGGAATTTTTCCGTCTCTTCGTCGTACATTTCACTAAGAACGACGTCAATCTCGAGCATTCCTTGCCTCCGAATTCATCACGAGAAGATGATGCCCCATTCCTTCTGCTGCTCGGCCGGGAACGTGTAGCCCGTGGCGGGCTTGGCCTTGACCAGCTTGTTCGACGTGATCGGGCCGAACGAACCGGCCGGCACGAGGACACCGTCGATGTAGTACTCGACGCCCGTGACGGACGGAATGGTGATGATGTCCGTCGACGCGTTGTACGTCGGCGCGGTCGGAGTGGCCACGGTCAGCGTGCTGGCCATGATGTTGATCACGTCGGCCGGCGACGGCAGCATCGGGTCGTCCGCGACCGTGCCGTACAAGTACGCCTCGAGGGTGGCCAGCTTGGCCGGGTCCGTACCGATGCTGCTGACGGTCATCAGCGCGGTCGGCTTGTAGGCGTTCCCGAGCACGGTGCCCACGTTGACCGGCGTCGTGGAGACATCCCACGAGAAACCGATCGGCGCCGGCGAGTCGTTGATCGTCGTGAAGCCCTTCTCGGACGGAGCCGCCAGGGCGCCCCACACCATGTGGAGCTTGTAGCCGTACTCGTTGCCGTCGGTGTCGTTGCCGACGACCGTCCGCCAGCAGAAACCGAACGGCTTGCGCGGCTGCTGGCCGATCGTCACGCCCGCGGTCGGCGATCCCGTGCCATCGTTCTGCTCGAACTCCACCGGGTACGTGAAGGCCTCGATGGTGGCGTCGAACGTCTCGGCCGCCAGGAGGTTCAGGTACACGATGTCGTCAGCGTACTGCTTGTTGGAGTCGGCGCCACCCGGCTTCTCCGTGACGGTCGTGAGGCCGTTCCAGGCCACACCGGGGGTGTACTCGCCGGTGTCCGGGTCGATCTGGTAGAGCACGCCCTTCGACACACCAGTCTCGTACGTGCGCTCACCGGTCTTGTCCCACTGCAGAGCGGTCATGCGACTTCCTTTCAGAAGTAAAGATTGAACACGTCGTGGTTCAAACCGTTAGCTGGGAAATTGCGTTCATGCACGCACGAAGACAGTGCTGCAATGGCGTCGAACGCCGGATCATCAGGATCAGGAGAAATTAATGTCAGCTGGTACTGCTTTGTGACCGTGTACGGAATGTTGTCTGCGTGGCGCGTGTCCGCGCGTGCGCGCTCGTAGAAGATCGCCGGGAAATCCGTCTGCACGTCATCAGGCGGTTGGAAGTACACGCGCGGAACAATGGACTCAAGGAGTGTCTGCAGATGTGCCCTCGGGGCCATTGTATACACCTCCCAACCTCAGCAGAAGGCGGGGGTGCCGGGTGTCCACTCCAGTGACCTTCCACAGCACCCCCTTCCATTCCGCATACCGAATGGCAGACAGATTCTCGCTGATGTACGAGTCGGACATGATGGAAAGCTGCGTGGACGACCGAAACTCGCTGTTGACACTCTGCGATTCGTCAGTCGTCTTATAGTTTTGGACTTCATCACCGTAATAGTGCCGGTAATGGACGTCCAAACTGTGCACGCCGTTTCCACGGTCTTGCGTTTGACCGAACCCAACCCTGCCGTAGAACCGTGCCATTCGGCGCCTCCTGTTACGACTTGGTGAAGGTCCAGTCCTGGTCGTAGTTGTGCGGGAAGTAGTAGCCGGTGTTCGCGACGGCCTTGATCGACTGCGACTGACCCGTGGTCAGAGCGGTCTGCGCGCCCGCCGAGAGCGTGGTGTCCGCGGCGCCCAGCGGACCGGCCGCCTGCGTCTTGTAGGTCACGCCGGTCACGGTCGGGATCGTGATGACGCCCGTCGAGTTGTTGAAGGTCGGAACGACGCTGGTGGTGTTGATGAGCGTGCCCGTGCCGCGGATCACGACCTGCGCGGTCTTGGCCCGACTGAGGGCGCCGGACATCCGGCCCTCGATCAGGTACTTGAACTGGTTGTAGTCCATGTCGAAGTCGTCGAACGTGGTGATCTCGCCACCGCGGGTCGAACCGACCGAGTAGTCCCGCAGGTTGACGAGGATCATCTGGACCTCGGCGCCGTCCCGCATGGCGTTCTCCATGACGGGCACCTCGACGATGTCCTGCACGAGCAGGGCCGCGGCCAGATCGGCCTTGGTCTTGTAGCTGCGCTCGCTGATGCTGTTGCGGGTCAGCAGCAGGTCCATCATGACCGAGGTGGTCATGTAGGCGGTCGGGGCATTGCCCTTGTAGTACTGGCGCGCCCGCAGCACGGCGTCGATCAGGTCCTGGCCGTTGACGTTCGCCGGAACCGTGACGACATCGGTGTAGAAGACGTCGTCGTACGCGATCGGCCGGACGTTGGTCTCGCTGATCTTGTCCGGGTCGTCGATCTCGCGGCCGTCGCCGATCAGGATGGCGCGGGCGATCTCCTCCAGGAGCATGAACCGCATCTCCTGCCAGATCCACGCCACGACGTCGAAGTCCGTGATGTCGATGATGTCATCACGGTTGAGCCGCTGCTTCTTGTAGATCGTGGTCGGCTCGGTCGTCCGCTGGGTGATCGAGAAGAACTGCTCCTTCTTGAGCGTCCCCTTGATGTACCCCTTGGCGCGCGCCTCGTCCTGGGTCAGATCCGCGTGCATCGAACGGACCTTGGAGAACGGCAGCTTGTTGGTGCCGCCGATCACGCCGTTGACCCACGCCATGTCCCGAGTGATCCACTCGGGCTTGTTGTCGATCAGCTTGGCGTCCGGGAACAACACCTCGATGTTGGTGATCCCGAACTCGCCGGCGTGCTGCAGGACGGCCTCCTTGAAGAGGACGCCCTTCTTGAAGTCCGCGAAGACGTTCTTCGCGATGGTCTTCAGCTCCGAGTGCGAGATGACCTTGCCCTCGTCGTTGTGGACCAGTTCGCCCTTCACCACGACCTGCTTGTTGTTCTCGAAGACGTTGCGCGTCGCCATGTTCCCGTCCTTGTCGCTGTGTTCGACGACCACCGAGTCCTTGCCCTCGGTTTCGGTGTCCTTCTTCTCGTCCTCGGTGGACGTGCCCGCAGTGTTCTCGTCCTCGGGCTTGTCGGCGGCGTGCTTGCCATCGTCGTCCGAGTGCTGGGCGGTGTTGTCCTGCAGTGCCCGCGCGACCATCACGTTCACGAGCTCGCGCTGGTCAGCATCCAGCGAGTCGTAAACGTCCTGGAACGTCTTGGTCGTCGTGGCGGCGTGAGTGAGTTCGATCTTCTCGTCGGTGTAGATGACGGCCTCGTCGGACAGGGTGTCCAGTGCGCCGTCAGCGTGCTGGATCTGCACGAAATCGATCCTGGCGCCCGGATTGGCGCCCTTGTGCACGAGACTGACCTCGATGAGCTCGCCGTGAAGCACCTGACTGTTGCGCTCGACCAGCCGATTGGCGTAGATCGACATCGCGTCGATGTCCTTGTGCTCCACGACCAGCTTGGCGGCCAACGCCGCGGGCGTCTCGTTGAGGAACGCCTTCGCGTACATGCCGTCGGGTCGCCATTCGAGAATCGAATGACCCAGAACGTTCTCGGGCGTGTTGTGCTGGTGGGACCACAGAAGCGGAATCTGCTTCCCATCCATGTGCTTGAAAGCCTCGGCGGTGATCGTACGCCCGTCCGAGCACTTCACGCCGAACTTCGTCGCGTATCCCCCGAAATCGGGTTCCACTACGGTCTCCTTCCGGTTCGTCGTAGAGCGCGGGCGCTCAGGACGGTAATTCCGGCACTCGTTGGGAAGCTACCTTGATGACGGGTTGCTTCGGGGGAAGTGCTGGAGGATTTTGCTGCCCCAGTTCGGATTGGGGCATATTGCTGTTGCGGAGTTGATCGGCCTTCGGATCCTTGCTCGGCTTGCGTCCGAAGATCTGCCGGAATTCGTTGGACGACAAGACCTCGTTGCGCGTGAGCTTGTCGACGATATCCGCGATCTGATCCAGCGGAATGACCTTGAACGGATCGTAGAAGAACGCGATGCTCTGACCCTGTGTACGAGCCGTCTTGGTCAGGAACGACCGTATCATGGCTTCCGTGATCGCCGTCAGAATCGGTTCCAAGGTGCGGTTGTAATAGTTCTGCATCTCCGCAGCGGATGCAGTCCCATCCATGACCGCCGTCGTGATACCCAGCTGGCTGTACAGCAGGCTTGTCAGCCACTCAACCTGCTTCATCAGATTGTTCTCGGATGGGCGGTTGAGCTGAACAACCTTCTCGGTGCCATCGACATAGGCAATGCCGTATTGGCTGCCTTTGAGTTGGAACTCGATGTCCTTGCGGCGCTGCTCAGCTTGTTCACGCTTTGCTTCCGACCGAATCGTGTACGGAAGCTGAATGATCAGATCGAGCTTGCCGGAAGATGACTGCTCATCCACGGCATCCAGCATGCTGAGCTTGCGAATCAACCGCTGGAGCGTGGAGTTGGGCTCGTTCATCACTGAGTACAGCGGGTTCGTGACAATTGCCACGTACCGTTTGTCCACGAGAACTTCTTCTCGAAGGCCGGTCTTCTCGTTGTACACAGAGACTCGTACCTGTTCCGGATACCACTGGGTGATGCGTCCGACACGCATCGTGAGAATATCCCACGCGCCAGTGATGAGCGGATCTGCCGTGACGTCAGTCGGTACGATGGCGATGAAGCCCTCTTCGAACAGCGACAGAGCGATATCCATGCGGAACTCGCGACCGGCCTGGTCGATGTTGGCTTCGAGGTTCAGGCACGAATTCAACCCGCTCTTGATGACCTCATCGAAACGCTCTTCGTCATCCACACGAACATGCTGGATCTTGATGGCGGAAACATCGATCGCGAGTCGCGCGAGAATCGACTGGTAGATCGTCTTCTCGTTGACATACCTGGATCGAAGTCGATCCGGTCGAGTGCCGTAGGAGGCCACCGCTTGGAACGGTTCGACGGGATTGACGTTCATGAAAACGTTCCAGGCGTGCTTCAGTCGACCCATGACGGTCATACGTTACCTCCCTCCGTCACTCGAACGCCTCCTTGTTGAGCTTGTAGGCAACGTACGCGTCCATCATGGCCGCAACGTTGTCGATCTTCTCCTCGGTGCGTTTCTTGAGGAGCTTGCGGTTGCCGTTGGTGTCTTCCAAGGTGATCGCGTTGCCCATCGTGAAAGACATCAGTCCTTCATCAAATATGAGCATGCGCTCTTCACTCAGTTTCTTCAACTCACCCAGGGGAACAGACTCTGTGCGTGCTCCCTGAATGACTTTTTCGACACCGTACGGGCTATTCTCTTGTTCCCATCGAGTAACGAATTCTTTGGCGTTGTACGGGTCGTACCCAAAGCTACGAACATCGTAACGACACTCAACGATATGCCCGTCAAGATCATCGTACACTTCCATCATGTCCAACACAGTCCCTTCCAGGACGTGCAGACTTCCTTCTCTGACAAAAGTGTCGTATTTGTAGCGTAGTGCTCCCGGAAGCTTCATCAGCGTCTTGCGAGTGATGTAACTGCGCGTCTTGACTCCGAATTCCCCTCGGGGAAGGGGAAATAGGAATGTGAATGCGCAGAAGTCATCGCCTTGCGAGAGGTCGGCCCCGAGAGAACAGGGCAAATTCCAAAAATATCGCGTGGGATGCGGGATCGTCTCTTCGTAGGTGAAGAAGTAGGTAAACCCCTCCATGGGAATACCAAACCGCTTCGCCAAAATATCGTTACGAGCGGCAGGGGCCTTCTCGGCGCGTTCCACATCGAGCTGATAGGTCTCGTAAGTGACAGTACGGCCGATGTTCGGCTGAGCTTTCACCCACATTGCCGGGTCGGCGACTTCAGTCAGCTCGTCCAGCTTGTAATGCCAGATGGAAACGTGAGGCGCCGAGTACTCGCCCTTGAGAATCTCCTGCAACTCCAACTTGATGGTGTCGCCAGAACCATTTCGAACAGTGCCTTCAGAGCTAATGGCGAGAATCAGATACTCGTCCTGCTTTGATGCGCCCTGCTCGATGGCGCCCACGACATCCTCACGAATATCGCCGGACAACCACTCATCGACCGTGGCAACTTTCGGCCTCAGACCCTGCAGCTTCGCGATGGTCATCGGACGGATCTCGAGAATAGACCCAGTGAGGAAATTCTCGATACCCTTCTTCGTCGCGGCCAGTTTCTGCCGCAACATCCGGTTTCCTGTCGTGTTCTGCATCGATCCTTGAGTCAGGAATTTGAAGAGGGGGCCTTTCGCACGAGTGATCGCTGTGCGAAATGGCGCCATGACCTCCTCCGCCTGCTTCATGGTCGGCGCAGTCGTAATTTGGTGTGTCGTGGACGTGTCGACATTGAGAAAGTACGCCTGAATGCACTCAGCGTACATCGACTTTGCCGCGCCACGGGCCACAATCAGGAATTGCTTCTTCGTCAATCGCAGTTTGATGGTCTTGGTGATGTAGCGGCCTTCCCCACCATCCACACCAGGTTCCCAGACCGAACGATCGACGTAGTAGAACCATCCGAACACCTGCTCTGCCCACAACTTGAAGGTCGGGAGCAGATGCAGATCAGTGCCGTCGGTCAAGGTCAGCTCAGCCTCGCAATAGAGGATGAAACCGTTGACAGCATCCGAGTCGTAGAAGAAGCGGGGGTCAGCGATGAGCGCATCGATCCGGTTCATCTCTGCCGAGACTTCTCGGTTAACAGGAATTTCGCCCCGGAGGACGGCATCCCGAAACAAACCGTAGTAGTACGGCACAGCCGTGTTCGACAGCGTCATCATTCACCCCTTTCAGTAGTCGATGTTGAACGCGATCTTCTTGTCGCCCCAGCCAATGGCTATGCGGTTGAACCAGAGGATCGATGGAAGACCCTTGTTGGGCGTATTCCCGTTGACATCCGGCCACACGTTCTGCGGCATCGTCATCTGAGCCGCAGATCCCGCTGGCCCGATCGTCGCATGCGGAAGATAATCCGTAAACTCCGAACCGTTCCACCGCTTGACGAGATTGTAGGCCAGAAGCAACTGCGGAGTCGGGTAGAATATGAGCGCATCCACCGGCGGATCGCCCAATTCCTGAACACCCGTCACCGGAAGGCTGAAAGCGCGCGTGATGCGGGATGCCGAAATCGCGTCCTTGACCAGATCATTGAACTGGGCGTCGGAACGTGTGCCCACAGGCCCCCACACGAGAGTCATGTGCGGGAAATCCTGCTGGCACCACGAACCATCCGACGGAAGGAAGGCGATGATGTAATCGGGTTCGCTGGTGGTCATGCGACACCACCAGTGGCGACTTTCTTGGCGATGGTTGTGGCGACCTTCTTACCGATGGCCACCTTCACTTCGCGGCTACCGATCTCGAGCAACGTCGAAGCAACCCATCGCTGGATCGGAGGCCTCTCGTTGACGGCAAGCCGCTTGAATTGCTGCTCGAGATTCATACGATTGATCGCGAGCTGCAATTCTTCGTTCGTCAGCGACTTGACCTTACCGGTCTTCGCCTTCTTGCGAACGTCCAGCGATCTCTGAGCGTCCTTGGAAGCGGGCACCGGAGATTTGCGATGCACTCCCCACTTCATACCCTTGACGCCGAAGTGCGCGAGGATGTCCTCAACGTCGGTCACGTCCACCTCCTCTCACTTCGACGTGATCCAGCCACCCGCGGTGGCTCCATTCATCTTGTGTGGATCCCACGTACTCCCGCCGTACACCTTGGCAGTGTGCTGTACCCAGGCTGAGCCATCCCAGACTTTGGGTTTACCGCTCCTGCCAAGAGCAAAACTGAAACCAGGAGGATCCGCGGACACGGCCCAGTTCCCGGACCGAACAGTTTCAACCCCGCCCCCAGCAATGTCGTGAAATGTCGAGCCAACACCGTCCGCTTGCGGCCAGTGAGCAAAGAACTGCGGAGACGCCGCAAGAATATCGGCAGAGCTTCGGGAGAAGAGCGCCGCGATCGTCGCGTCATTCAGCTTGGTAGTGAACGCGACCAAGCAAGCGATATTACCCTTGAACGCTGCGCCGAATTCGTCGCCCAAGCAAAGGCGTGTGATGTCGGGCCGAGCTGCTTGCGTCGTCAACGCGTCAAGGTGAGTCCACGACATGGGATTCGTTCCATCGTAGACCGCCCAGTGAGCTCGCGGTGCTTCCGTAGCGGAACCCTTGGACACAGCGAACCAGTACCACTGCGCCGGATTGCCGAACGACGGAATATTCGTATCGGCTTGCTCGTTCAAACACCACATGTCACCATCGACGTACAAACCACGGTGACTGAAATTGGTCGCGTCGTATCCTTGGAAGATTGTCGCCGATCCCCCGAACAGATTCGGCGCAAATAACGCTGCCGTAGTGTAAGCGCCGCTTCCCACGCCTCCGGCAGAAGGCGAGGAAATACTGAGGTGACATGACTCCGTCGAGGCGCCGTACAGACTCATGAGCTCGTGTCGATCCAGACGTCACCGACGGAAGGAGCAGAGGGCGCCGAGCTGGCAACAGAGATCTTCGGGCCCGTGTAGCTAGTCCCGGCCGGTCCTTGGGGACCAGTATCCCCGGTGTCGCCCTTCGGACCTTGAGGACCGGTGGGTCCAGTAGGTCCTGTGGGGCCGTCGATCCCCTGAATGCCTTGAGGACCGACGTTGCCGGGATCGCCCTTGTCTCCCTTCGGTCCTTGAGGACCGGTGGCGCCAGTTGGTCCCGCCGGACCCTGAGGCCCTGTCGGTCCGGCGGGACCGGGCACTCCTTCGATCACAGCGTCGGCAATCATCTGGGCGACGAGATTGTGATTGTCGAACACCGGGAGGCCGGCGAATGCCGTGTAGCCGTTGCCGATTTTGAATTGGCTGGTGTCACTGATGACACCGATCTCGCCGTCTCGAAGAACCGGGTTCTTGGTTGCCCATTCGGCGGCCAGAGCTCGCTTCATCTGAAACAGGAACGTCTTCACGGGCTACCTCCGTCGAGAACCTCAGTGTCCGGTGACGGATCGGGGTCGGTCCAGGCGATTCCCTCGCGGTCGACGTTGATGCGCCACTCGAGTTCCTTGGCCTGGTCCTGCATCGACGCCATGTGGTAGCCCGTGGTGGGCGGATCGAACAACATCCGAACGCGGAGGTACATGTACGAACGGATGTTGTTCTGCGGTAGGCTTCCGCCCAGGAAGGTGGACCACAATTCGGCGTCGCTGGTGATCATGAAACCCTGCGACGGCCCCACGCCCAATTGGTGCAGCGTACTGAACACCGAGTTGATGTGCATGATGATGCTATTGTCGAACTCGGTGTGACCCGCGGGAATTCCCAGCGCATCCTTGGTGCTGGTGAGAATGCTGTCGATCATGGCTCACCTCCCTGGGCTGCCATTTTGACGGTGAAGGTCAGGACGACGGAGTGAAGGGAAAGTCACCCTCGATCTTGACGTGCGCCGTCCCGCCGGCCGTGCCGCTGGCGGACTTGAGCTGCTGGACCTCGGTGGCCAACGCATCGACCTTGGAGATCAGCGTCTCCAGCAACGGCTTGAGCTCGCGGACCGGCAGCGTCCAGCCGGAATCCATGTTCTTGAAGATGGCGTCGACGTTGGCGTTCCCCTTCTGGGGCTGGCCGTCCTCGTTCTGGCCCTGCCGTTCGAACGTGTAGTTCAGCAGCGCCTTGACGATGCTCTGCTCGTCCATGTTTCCTCCTGATTCGACGCCGGGCCAGAAGTCAGCCACGACGGAAAGGTCCCAGTGACCACCACTGGAAGGCGGATCGGCGAATTGATGTGCCACGGCTCCGTCGTAGACGTCTTCGCCGATTCCAGGGTACGCAGCAATCCACCAGTGCGGCTCGGGAACTCCGGCGAATCGGAACTGATCTCTGACCGACGGCCACAGACTCAGGCTGCAGTAGACCGAAGGGTCTGCGCCGGCAGCCCTTCGACGCATGACCCATCCCGGAGCCTGATCGGGATTCGCCGCACCACGCTCCACGTCGAGAACGTCGCCATCGTTCGTGGCGGGATTGAGAGCGATGCGCACATGACGTGAATTCGGGAAGCGATCCCAAGCGGATGGCGCCCAACGAGGCACACCGTCGATGTAGCCCGCGATGAAGTCCCACGGTCGACCGGTCTTCGGGTCGTTGACCGGAATGTCGGTCGGCGTGACGCTATCGGCCATGCGTCGAAGTGCCATCAGCTCTCCTGGTTCAGCTGCGACTCCACGTGGAGCGCGTCGGCCTCGCTGTAGCCGGCGCCGCGGATCCGGAGGGCGTGGTTCTTGTCGCCCCACTCGCCCAGCTTGGCGGACTCGAGCACCTGCGAGATGTTGGGACGGTAGGACGATGGCGCGCCGTGCGCCAGCCGGTCGTTGACGAGCGTCAGGACCGCGGTAGTGTCGGCGCCGGCCTTGTCGAGGTTCTCGCGGACCACGTTGAAGTCGCCGAAGCGGCCGTGCAGGACGTCGTTGGCGAGCTCCGCGACGGACTTGTCACCCACGGTCTCCGGCGCCGGCTGCTCGTTCAGCTGCGGCGGGTTGCCGGAGGAAGTGGTCGTGACGGTCTCGGTCTTGGGCTTGTCGTTCTCGGAGTTCTTGTCGTCGTCCTTGGTCGCCTTGGTGGGCATGATGATCTCCTTCACCAGAGTTTCGTATCGCCAGGGCTGCGGGGAACGAATTCTGTCAACAAAAGGCTTTCGTCCCCGAAGTGGATCGCGTTGTGCGTCCTCAGAGTTGTGCAAATCAGGTTCTCGGGATCGAGCGCTGCAGGCGTTCCATGCTCGAGATCTCGCTGAGTGATCGGATTCATATGATGCACGATGAGATCCGAATGAATCTCGCGACCCGGGACGGCTAAATCACAGCTGGCATCGCGTACAATGATGTCCCGCCGTAAACGACGCCATTCAGATGACGTGTAGAAGTTCTGATTGATCCAACGGTTGTGTCCGAAGGTCGCACAGCCCACTTCGCCACGGATCTGAAGATACCGGTACCGTTCCTCGAATGTTTCCAGCTGCATGAGCTCGGAATATGTTCTCAGTCTAGTACTCATCGAACTCAGCATCTTCGATAGCAGGCGTATTGCCCGTGTACTTGCTCATGGCGATGATGGCCTGCTCCATCAGCTCGCCAATATGCATGCTGGACTCGATCTCCTTGCGTTTGGTCTCTGCAAGGGCGATCTCGTGCCTCAGTCGTTCCTGCTCGAGTCGTTCTCGAGATGATGCGAGCTTCAGGAAGTGCGTGATGACCATCGACGAGGCTGTGCCGTCTTGAATTTGGCGATGAGCAAGGTCGATAGCCGCATCGATGAGTACATTCTCTTGTTCTTGCGGCGTCCTGGCCGGTGAACGAGGGGCGCCCACATTTTCTGAGGGAGTTCTTCGCCTTGCTGGCACAGTAATGACCTCCTTTCATGCCACTTCTCAAGACCCCCGGGGTAGAAACATTGAGGGAAAAGTCCCTCCGGAGCTATTTTTGGGAGCCACGCGATGCAGAGGGGGTGGCAGTTTTGCGCGACCCCCTCCCCCTACCTTTGAAAACCGAAATCACGCAGCGAGATCGTCGACCCAGTCAGGTGGAGCTGCGACCTTTCTGTAGATTCCCAAAACATTCTCATTCACAATCTCATCGATTGCTCGCTCGATCGCAAGAGATTGATCTGCATCCGACAGCTCAGTAGAGGACATGGTGAGGCGGGCCAGGAACTGTGGTGTGTAGTAGCCCGAACGTTCGTCCCATGAACTCCACTCATCGTACTGAGTGAACGGATTGTAAGGGTTGTCCACTGTGGTCAGCATGTGCGGCATCGCTCTCTCCTTCCTACAGAGCGTCCTTAAGTGTAGTCAGTGACACGCCTAGCTGATCCGCTATCTCAGCCTGTGTGTAGCCAAGATTGTCCATCGAACGTGCACGGTCCAGCATGGTTGCTGTCATCTTGATTGTGGTGCGTGGTGTGGCCAGTTCCTTGATCCTGTCTTGATCTGCATTCAACAGGATCTTCTGCAGTGTGTTGTTGCTGACTGCACCTGCCTGGATGGCAGCCCACTCTTGATCCGTGATCTCGATGCGCTTCTTGCCTGCGCCTGTGCGAACTCGAGCTTTCGCTAGTTCTTGTCCTTGAATCTTCTTGAGTTCGATTGCATCCATGTCAGGATTAGCATCCTGTCTAGCACGGACGGCGGCGTTTGCTAGAAGCTGGGCTTGTCTTTCAAGAGGCGCGTTTCTCTGGGCCGTGTCTAGTTTGACCCGGAGGGATTCAACTTCCTTTGCGTAGGCGGCTTTAGCTGCAGGGCTGTACGGATTCGGCTTGGTGTTGACAGCCACGAGCCGTGCCTTGTTGGCCAAGTCCTTGAGCTTGTTGGAATGGTCGGCATAGATGCGCTCGATGGTAGTGCCCGACGACAGAGTGTGGGCGTTGTCCGTCTCTGCCAGCTTGGTCGAGCGTTCGCCCTTCAGAACAACCTTGCCACTGCGGTTCACATAGGTGGCGCCTGTCGGAACGAAGACCTTCTTGCCAGTAGTCTTGTCGACAGGGCCGCCTTGTGTTGCAGGGCGGGGCTTTCTTTCAGGAACGTGGATGTCCGACCGAGCACGAGAGATCAAGGTTGCGGCGCCTGCACGAGGGCCGCCTTGATACTTGGACTTCAGCTGTGCGATACCATTGTCGAGAGCCGATTGCTTCCAATTCAGGTTGTGCTTTTCCGCATCGATGACCACCATGGAATGACGCACGGCACGAGCGAGTTCCTCATGGGTAGCGCCATGGATCGTCATGTCAGTGATGAGATTGGAGATCTCACCCATTTGTGTAGCCTTGGTTCTCGCCGACATACGTTTCATACCCTCATATGCTGGATACGAACGCTGCGGGTCGAACCCCTTCAGACCGTCCAGTGCAGGTGCGGTCTTCACGCGCTTCTGATTGTTCGGGATGACCAGAACGGTATCGCCATCGAAGTCTGCACCTGACAGACGTTCTGCCACCTTCGAATGAATACCGACTGCGTCTTTCGCGTTTCCCAAAGCACGCTTCGCTTCGGGATGGTTGTTGTTGACTGTGAGTTCCGGGATCTCGAACACACCGCCATGGGGGTAGCGAACCAACGCAACACGTTCGCCATTCCTGAAGTTGGGCGCGTAGATCTCGGTTTCCTTCAGACTGTTGATCGGAAGGATGACGTTCGATCGCTGACGAGGAAGAGCAGCGGCCTTCAGATGTACAGCCGCAGAGTCCGCGCCATCGGCAAAGCTTTCCAACATCTTCTGACGAACAGTGGGGTTCGTCAACTTCATGATCTCATCGAACTCGCGCTGACGCCGTTCGTATGTCATGGCCAATTGTTGCTTGGCCAAGGCCGGGCTCTGCTTCGACAACATCTGTGAAGACAGGTTCTTGGACCACTTGTCCCAGTCGCCCTCTTCATTGACGATGTTCATGACGGAGGTGACCTTACGAGTCTTCGGATCCACTCGCTGTCGAACAGTGGCGCCGAAGGGGTTCTCGGGGTCGTCCTTCATCGCCTTCATGGCGTCGAGCTTGTTGCCCGTGTTCCTCTTGTTTGTGTTGAATACAAGGTCAACCCCGTCCGGAAGATCGTCCTTGTACATAGCCATACCTTTAAGGTAATGGGTACCATCGACTGCAATCCGAACCTGAGCATACCGAGCACTCCCAAGAGAAGTGTCAGGCACGCCAGGTCGAACATGAATAACGCCATCTGAGTCAGCACCACCATCTTCAGCGTAGCGAACCTTGACTCGCTTGCTGCTGATGGAGAGTGGCGGCTGGATTCCGATGTAGGATCGTCCGCCGTCTTCGGAGAAGGAACGAATTTGACCGATGTTCGCACGATTGCGTGACACCTCGGAATACTGGACGCTCGGCGCAGCCAAGACCTTGAGTGTGGTCTGCTTGCCCGTGCCCAGCTGCTTCACCTTCAAGTAGTAGACGTTGTAGCCTTCTTCTTGAAGTACAGCAACAGCAGTGGCAAGCTTGGTCTGGCTGATACCGAGATGATTTTCAACACCGGTTCCGATGTCGAGGTATTTCTTTTGTGCAATCTGTTCTTTCAGCATGACGCTGGTGCTGTGCAGAACATCGCTGCGATCCTTGGCACTCGGCTGAAGGAGCGCACGAATCGTGGATTCAGGCTTGCCCATCTTCTCCGCAATGGCGGTGTTGGACATGCCCTTGTCACGATAACGCTGTGCGGCATTGATATCGGCTTGACGCTCGGCGTTGCGAGCAATGGATTTCGAAGCACGAAGCTGGGTAGTTGAAATACCCATACCTTCGGCGATCTGCGCTTCACTCAGCCCTTGACTCTGAAGCTGAGCCACATATCCCAAGAAACTCTTGTTGCTCGCCTTCTCGGGACCGCCAGAACCCCAAGGGTATCTGCCCGACCTACGGAGAATCCCGTAGTGCGCGAGAACTGCGTCCTCCGGAATGATCATCCGTAAGCCTCCATCCTCAGCTGCTCGATGCGGGCGTCGGCCCACCGGATCTTGTCAATGATGCTAAAGATCGACAAAGGATCGCCATCGTAGATGCGAACCTCGTCGTTTTGGTAGATCCGGAATTCCATTTCGATCTCGTTCGGATTGACGTCGTACTCGAGGCAGAACAACGCTGCGTACACTTCCAACTGTGTGACTGACGTAGGACTCACACCAGTCTTCAGATCATGGATGCGCAACTTGTTCTGACGGAACGAGATAGCATCCGCAGTGCCGTAGCAATTTCTCGAGTAGAACAACGTCTGTTCCGGAGTCATCCGGAAACCAATGGCGTCGTTGACATAGGCGTTCAACGTGGCTGTGGTGTCCGGAAGGTTCTGCTTCAAGATGATCAGATCTTTGGCAAGGTTGTGCAGCGCCGTGCCTCGTGCTGCAGCAAATGACTTGACGATGGTGAGATCGATCTGATCTTCGCTGTAGTTGACCCAGTGGTATTTGCTGGGGCTCAAGAGTGCATGACTACCGCTCAATCCCGAATGCTGATTGAACCTCATCCAACACCTCCGCCTCGTTCTCAGGGAAGATGGTGGCGGTGTAACTCATTTCGCCAAGAACCTCGAGATAATATTCTTGGTTGGGACGGTACGGCTCTTTCGCGCTCTTCTTGACTTCCAGCATGACCCAGTACGTGCCATACAGGATCGTCAAGTCGGGGATGCCCTGGATGTATTGCTCGTCGTTCTTGAGGATGAAGCAGCCAGGAAATCGCATGGAGATGCGATCGATCAAACCAGCCTGGTAGTCACGCTCGAGCTTACCCACGACACCTCCCTAAAAATCGATGGTCTGTAATCGACCACATTCTGTCCCCTTCTATTATAATCCATGTTTTTCCTGCGAGGTTTTGTAAAGTTTTAGATCACCCACTCGAATGACTGATACAGGGGAAAGACGTAGGTCTTGTTGTAGATGGACAGCACGACGTCGTTGTAGAGAACGCCTCGATCGAAGACGACATCCCACACAGTAGGGTAGACAGTGCCCGTATAGATGTTGCGAACAGGATTTGGGTAGTCCGGGAGTTTCAACCGGAATTGCTCACGATATCGCATAGCGAACCACTTGGGGCGCCAAGCCAAGTTGGAGGCTCTGCAATTCGTCTTATCGCCATCGATGTAGATGGGTGTGTTGAATGACTGCCGGGGTCGATCAACAAACGTCTCTGCCACGACACGGGCAAGACTGCGGTTGTACAACCGGCCGCCCACGAAGAAGGCGACAGTAAGATTGCCATCCCTAGTGTGGTTGATCTTTCTCATCTTGCCGAAGCGATCGTTTCGAACTCTCCCTTCATCACTGACCGAGTATCCCGGGAACTCTCGCACGGGGAGCCACTGCTCCATGACACCTCCTAACCTTGCCAAGATTTTTCGCACAAAAAACTTTTCTAGAGCGTTAGGTTTTGTTAAGTATTATATTTCTTTACAAAACCTTCCCTATTCTAATACTTTTTAAAGAGAAAAACATTGGAGTAAAAAGAGACCATAACTGCAGGTCAGAGGCCTACAGGGGGTTTTGTAAATTCTTGGCAACTTTACATGGTTGTAAAGAAATCGAGCATGTTGAAGTCTCTCTTGTCCACAAACGCCTGCCGCATGGCCACGTCGATGTACGCCGTCGAGAGCGGAACGTAGTAGATCAAGGACGAAAATGGCGTGTTGAGCCGGTCGATCCGGCCGTAACATTGCTCCGTGATCTTGTACGAGGGGTTCTGCGAGTAGAAAAACATGGTGTTTGTCTCAATGCATTCCCATGCTTCGGCGCCCGCAGTGTACTGAACCAAGTACAACCACGTGTCCGTTTCGGGTATTTCTTCGTGTTTATGCCCATTCCATTCGGCGACAGGACGTGTCTGAATTGTCCGAAGCATCTCCAATTCGTAGTCGAAATTGTAGAAGACAATCAGCTTCGGACAGCTCTCCATCTTGTTTTGCAAGGCCTGAAACCGGCTGGGATGCGTCGCAACGACCCTCCGAGCCAACATATAGACCTCTGCGGAGCTCCTGCAGGGTTTGCTCAAGTACGGATTCCACCGTCTTTTGACGACCAAATCCATCATTTCTTCGTCGTATTCGACCGGAATAGCCACCGCATGCCGCTTCGTGTGCTTCTCGTACGGCATGTGCACCGTGATGTCATTCCGGTGTTTCAGCAAGGTTCCCGTAGAAACATAGCGATCCACCGCAGGGAATTTCGTGTACGACTTGAATATCACGTGAGTTCGCAGGAACTCCGTCCGGTTTCGGTAGAAACCATTCGCAATGAAGACGGGGATATAGTCCATCCAGCTGTCGCCAGGAGTCGCAGATAACAAGATCCACGGATTGTTCTTCGCGATTTTCAGGAAGCTCTTGACCCATCCGCCTCGTCCGACCAGTCGTTGCTCGTCAAAGATGAAGAACGCGTTCGTCACGTCCTGGTACTTGTGGATATTATTCCACGAATCGACAACCAGTAATCCCGCTGTAGAAGCAGATGGTCCCACACCCATGCCGGCAAACTCTCTCTGCCAATCCAGGCTGTCCCGCTTCTTGGCCGTCGTGATCACGTACACGTTCGCGTCCGCCCACATTTTCATGTAGTACGCCGCTGCCACTCGGCTCTTGCCGCTCCCGACTCCGCCCCAGAGGATTGATCCGGATTTTAATTTCTCCAAAGCCTCCTTCTGATGCGGGCGAAGCTTCGAATCTAGTGACATTGACATCCACTCCTGGTGTACCGCATACAGGACAACGACCTTGGTTCACTGAGTCCTCAGCAAAGAGCAATACAGTGCAGATGGGATCGTCGCATGTGTTCAGTAACTTGCCCGATGACAAGTCCATCATCCACCTTCCGAAGGTTCAATGACCCATTCCAGAAACACCACTTTGTGTGTCGGAGGCTGATAGCATCCCGGACACACTTCGATCCGTAGCATATCCCACATCGTCACCAGACAGTCGGGGTTGCTGCACAGGACAAATTTCTCCGGCTCGAAGGTTCCGTTCAACTGATGGAATCTCTCGGTCATTCTCCCGGAAACCTTTCAATATAGGTGTAGTTCATCGACGTCACTGCAAGCGTCGGCGTCTCGCCGCATCCTTCACAATGCGGGAAACGAACGAAGATCGCTCGGAACATCTTGATGCCGCAACTAGGATTACTGCACAACCAAACGCCCCGAAGCTCGTTCTCGTCCAAAGAGGTGACCAACTCGCCTTTGTCGTTGCGGTCGCCGTTATCGGGCAGCATATTTCCTCCAAAAACTGAGTCCCAGTAAGGGGCCCGCAGACTCCCCAGGGAAGCGGGAAGTCTGCGGGCCTTTCTACCACTCGATCAGCTAGAGCCACATCAGTAGCTGATCGAGAGCACGTACGGAGGCCTCCACATGGTTACACCTCCTAGTTCACTCGGTTTCCGTGAGCGTCCCACTTGCGGACCTCACCGTTGGTGTCGCAGGACTTCAGCTTGCCGTCGTCCCTGCCGCCCCGGATGATGTGATCGTTGTGGTAGTTACCCTGCAGCGAGTCCCAGTTCACGGCACCGCACACGGAGCAGCACTTCTCGGTGAAGTACATCAGTCCTCCACCAACTTGCCGTTGATGTCGTACAGCTCCACACGGCCGTTGAAGTAGGTGACCCGCAGACGGCCGGTCGAGAACGTCTCGACCTGCGTGCCGACCGTGTTGCACGCGACGGTCCGGGGGTGCCGGCGCCCGATCTCGTGCGTCTCGTTGTAGTCCCCGGTGGTGCTGTCCCAGCTCATCTTGCCGCAGACCGAGCAGAACTTCTCCACGAAAATCACGTCGTCCATCAGATCCCCATCTACTTGTAGTCGATCGGGTGCTTGCCCGTCGACAGGTTCACAGTGAGGTAGTACCACTTCTCGTCGTGGTCCAGCGACTTCCAGAACTCCCAGAACTCGTGGAACGGCAACTCCGGGTCCGACTCCCGGAAGTAGTTCAGGATGTCGGTGACCGTGTTCGGGTACGTGTACATGGTACTCCTCGTCGGTAGGTATTACTTTTGGGTGCAGGCCTAACCCCTTACCTGCTCGGACGCCCCACTCGGGCCACACGTTGTGGCGCCCTTCCGCCAGTCCACTAGGCCGGGAGATCCGGCAGCTTCCGGTCCGCCGTGAGTTCCACGGGCAGCTTCTGGAATCCCGTCCCCTCGGCCTTCACGTCGCCGATCAACTCCTGCTTCGTCACGAGACCCAGGAACTGCTCTTCCGCCATCTCGTGCTGCGGGTTCGAGACCTGACCGAACGTGTTCCACATGACGTTGTGCGGGAACACGTGGATCTCGTAGTCCAGCGCCACCAACCAGTCACTCAGGTGCAAGATCTTGCGCTGGACGGTCGGGCCGGCGTCCCCCTTGCGCTCGAGCGCGACGTCGAGGTACAGCCCGACGCTGTTGCGCCTGATCTCCACGCCGAACTCGATCGCCATGGCGCCGATGGTCTCCTCCGTCACCGGAATCGCCACCGTGTCGAGGCCCCGCGGGGCGTAGTGCACCTTCGTCACCGGCAGCCGGTCCAGGTGGGACGCGTTCACGATCTCTTCACGCATGATCAGACCTCGCATTCGGTGTTGTGAGCCTTGGGCTCGAGGTCTCGGCCCGCCTCGGCGATCTCGTAGACGTCCGAGTCGTCCCGCAGAGCCGCCACGGTCCCCATCTGGTTCTTGGCGATCTCCAGG